TGTCAACTGAGGAAATATGCCAAGTGATGAGTGAGACCCCACCTTGGGCCAAGGAGCTACTACTTAGGGCAGAAGGTTTTGAATGTGATTTTTACCAAAAAGATTGATCGCCCTAAAAGGGGTGGCCAGTAGATGGACAGCAAAATCAATCCTGATCACTACAAAATAGGCGGCATTGAGACCATCGACTACATTGAGGCCAAGTTAACGAAGGAGCAGTTTAAAGGCTACCTTGTTGGCAATGTAATTAAATATATTTCCCGCTTTGAACATAAAAACGGCCTTGAAGATCTTAAAAAGGCTGACTGGTATTTAAGCCGGTTATTAAAAGGATACTCAAAATCACTGTAAGTGTCCTGTGTATGTTAGAGGGCAGGTTGCCAAACCGCCACTCTAATTATGATGGGAGGGAAATAGATGAAGGAGTTAATTCCGGCAGATAAATATGGGGTCTTTGCTGATACCCGGGATATTGCAAGGGTAAACAGTCTATATGTGGCACGGTTTTTTGAAAAAGAGCATTTTCATGTGCTGCGGGACATAGCCAAAATCACTGACACCAATTCTGGATTGAGTAAAGAATTCGCTACATCCAATTTTGAGCCGGCTTATTACAAGGATAGTACTGGAAGAAAATTGCCTTGCTACATGATGACCCGAGACGGTTTTACGATTTTAGTGATGGGCTACACAGGTAAAAAGGCTATGAAATTCAAGGAACTATATATTAGGCGTTTTAATGAAATGGAACAATTTATTAAAACCCTAGTCACAGCCCGCAGAGAATTCCCGCTGTTAACGGAAAACATCAATTTACTGCATGAAAACCCCAAGCCGTACCATTTTAGCAATGAGTGCGACATGATCAACCGCATCGTTACTGGGATGTCGGCCAAAGAGATAAGGAGGCTCCACGGTCTCGAAAAGGGTAAAAGTATCCGTCCATACCTTACTGATGAGCAAATTAAAATGGTAGAAACGCTGCAAAAGGTTGATATCGGTTTATTGGTTTCGGTTCCGGACTACCAACAGCGGAAGCGCTACTTGGAATGGTATAAAACAAAACTTATGGAAAGATCGGCGTAAAGGTGGGGTTAAACCATGAATATAAGCAAATTCAATAGTGAAGGTTATCCTGACCCCACTCCTTACGAAGCGATTAAGTCCCTAGAAAAAGCAAGCAAGGTTTATCGCCCCTTAGTTTATATTGCATCACCTTTTGCCGGTGACACAGAAAGAAACACAGAAAGGGCCCGGGGTTATTGCAGACTGGCTGTAAGTAAGGGATGTATTCCTTTAGCGCCGCACCTTCTCTACCCCCAGTTTATGGAGGATGAGGATTGGCAAGAGAGGGAGTTAGGCATTCAGTTTGCCCTTATTTTGCTCGGGAAATGCGATGAGCTATGGGTGTTTGGTGACCGTATCAGTAGCGGTATGGCTAGGGAAATCACCAAGGCAAAAAAGCGGAGTATGCCTATTAGATATTTTAACGCCAGATGTGAGGAGGTTTTCAGATGATCGCCTTTACGCTCTATACAGCTAACTGCACAGGAAACCTCCAAAACTGCCTTTATCCTAAAAAAGTGGTGGTTCAAGATAAGGATTCCTTCGTGGAAGCGATTAGGTTTGACCATGTCAGTGCGGAATACAAGGACAACTACAGAAGCAACACCAACTTTATAAAGGCAGATAACATTGTTCTGGATTGCGACAACGATCATTCAGATGATCCAAAAGATTGGGTTTCTGCTGCGGATGTTGCTATAGCCTTTCCCGGGGTGTCTTATGCCATAGCTTACAGCAGAAACCACCTGAGAGAAAAGGCTAATAAATCACCGCGGCCCAGGTTCCATGTGTATTTTACGACTCCAACAATTACCGACCAGGCAGAATATACCGACCTTAAGCAGGAAGTGGCGGCAACATTCCCCTTCTTTGATACTAACGCCCTTGATAGTGCCCGGTTTATCTTTGGCTCAGATAAGGGAGAAGTTGAGATTTCTCCGGGGCAAATGGACATAGCTTGGTTTTTGGAAGATAGCGGCTTTACAAAGTGGGATGAGACCCAAGAAGAAATACCCCAGGGAAAACGCAATAGTACCATGAGCCACTATGCCGGAAAGGTAATTAAGCGCTTCGGTAATACAGAAGAAGCCCATTCCCGGTTTCTTAAACAGGCAAAGAGGTGCAATCCACCCCTAGAGGACAGCGAATTAAATACTATCTGGAATAGCGCAGTCAGCTTTGGGAAAAAGGTAGCTGTCCAAGCCGGATACATTCCCCCGGAGGTCTACAACTCAGACACTGTGTTAAAGCCAGCAGACTTTTCAGATGTGGGACAGGCAGTTGTTTTGGCCAGGGAATATAAAAACAGGTTGAGGTATTCCCCGGCTACAGATTTTATCGTCTACAACGGCAGCTTTTGGGAGGAATCAAAACCTAAAGCCCAGGCCATAGCGCAGGAGCTTACCAGCAGGCAATTGGTAGAAGCCAGAGCCGAAATGAAAAAAGCAATGGATGAAATGGTGAAAAACGGGGCGGCAGATCTGCTGGCCACTATGGGGAGTAAAAAGGCAGCAGGCACTCTTAATGAACAGCAATCCCATGCCTTCGATATGTATGAAGCGGCTACCGCTTACAGGAAATATGCCATCAAGCGGAGGGATTCGAGGTTCATAGCGGCATCGTTAAAAGAGGTCCGGCCCATGCTGGAAATAAGGCAGAGCGATCTTGATACGAACGAATTTTTATTAAATACTCCCAAGGGCACCTATGATTTACGGTCCGGGGCCAGGGTGGAGCATAACCCTGAACATTTCATCACCAAAGAAACGGCGGTGGAACCGGGTACAGCCGGTATGGATAAATGGATGGATGCCCTCAACACCTTTTTCCTAAAGGATAAATCGTTAATCGATTATGTGCAGAAAGTAGTGGGTCTAGCTGCCATTGGCAAGGTTTACGTGGAGGCTTTAATTATCGCCTATGGCGAGGGCAGAAACGGCAAATCTACTTTTTGGAACGTAATCTCCAGGGTGCTTGGTAGCTATAGCGGCAATATCTCTGCCGACATTCTGACCGTAGGCTGCCGTAGGAATGTAAAGCCGGAGCTTGCGGAAGCCAAAGGAAAAAGGCTACTGCTGGCGGCAGAAATGGAGGAAGGTATGCGCCTTAGCACCTCCAATGTTAAGCAGCTTTGCTCTACTGACGAGATTTATGCGGAAAAGAAATATAAAGACCCTTTCAGCTATATCCCCAGCCACACTCTAGTTTTATATACCAATCACCTGCCAAAAGTAGGGGCCATTGATACCGGCACTTGGAGGAGGCTTATCGTCATCCCTTTTGCCGCCAAGATCGAAGGCCATGACGATATTAAAAACTATGGCGATTACCTGTTTACCCAGGCTGGCGGGGCCATACTTAGCTGGATTATTAAGGGTGCGAAAAAAGTAATTGAAGCCGGTTACAGGATAGAACTCCCAGGGAAAGTGCGCGATGCGGTTTCAGCCTATAAAGAAAATAATGATTGGCTGGCCCATTTCCTTGAGGAATGTTGCGAGCTAGACAAAATCTTTACGGAAAAGTCGGGTGAGCTTTATAGCGAGTACCGGGCCTTCTGTATGAGGACAGGTGAATACACCAGGAGCACTACTGATTTTTACACGGCCCTTGATATAGCGGGGTTTATAAGACACAGAAAAAAGACTGGAGTGATCGTGAGGGGCTTAAAGCTAAAATCGGATTTCCTGGATTAGGTCATTTTCTTTTTGGGTGTAGGTAGGAGTAGGTCATATTATAAAGTTTTCTTAAGGGCTTAAAAAAAGACTATATATAAAAAGTTATATATATGACCATCACGACCATCACCCCTGCCTAATCCCTGACGCCAAGGAGGTAAGGCATGGGCGAAAAACATATTGAGCAAAAGCTGGTCAAAGCAGTAAAAGCAGCGGGGGGCATGGCACCAAAGTTTATCAGTCCGGGCCTTGCCGGTATGCCTGATCGCCTGGTGTTACTGCCAAAAGGCAAGATGGCTTTTGTTGAAGTTAAAAGCCCCGGGATGAAGCCTCGTCCTTTACAAATAAAAAGACACCGAATGTTACGGCACCTAGGTTTTAAGGTTTATGTGCTAGATGATGCAACTGAGATAAAAAAGGTACTTGCGGAGGTGATGTCAGATGGAGTTCATACCACATAAATATCAGCAGTATGCCACTAACTATATTCTTGAAAATCCGGTGGCGGTGATATTTTTGGATATGGGCTTAGGTTAGCAAAACTGTTATCACCCTCACGGCCATATTTGATTTGACCTTGGATAGTTTTACAGTTCGTAAAGTTCTGGTGGTGGCACCTTTAAGGGTGGCCAGAGACACGTGGCCGGCCGAAATTGAGAAATGGGATCATCTAAAAGGTCTTACATATTCGGTTGCCACCGGTAGTGAAAAGGAGCGTAAAGCGGCACTTATGCAAAAGGCAGATATCTACATCATTAACCGGGAAAACGTGGACTGGTTAGTTAATAGAAGCGGCCTTCCTTTTGATTACGACATGATGGTCGTTGACGAGCTAAGTTCCTTTAAGTCACATCGGGCGAAACGCTTTAAAAGCCTGATGAAGGTGCGGCCCAAGGTAAAAAGGATTGTGGGCCTCACCGGCACACCATCAGCCAACGGCCTAATGGACTTGTGGGCAGAGTTTCGTCTTTTGGATATGGGCCACAGGCTGGGCCGCTTTATTGGCCGGTATAGGGAGGACTACTTTGTGCCGGATAAACGCAATCAGCAGATTGTGTTCAGCTACAAACCAAAGCCCGGGGCAGAGCAGGCAATTTACAAGCGCATCGCAGATATCACCATCAGCATGAAGAACACAGACTATCTGAAGCTACCGGAACTGGTGATGAACGAAGTGGCCGTTAAACTGTCGGACAAAGAGGCGGATTACTACCGGACTTTGCAACAAGAGTTGGTGCTATCGCTTAAGGGTAAGGAGATTGATGCCGTAAATGCCGCTGCCCTGTCCAGTAAACTGCTTCAGATGGCCAATGGGGCTGTATATGACGAAGATGGCAGTGTAGTGGAGATACATGACCGCAANCTTGATGCCTTAGAGGATCTAATCGAGGCGACTAATGGCAAACCGGTCTTAATCGCTTACTGGTTTAAGCATGATCTGGGGCGGATATTAGAGAGATTCCCCGCAGAAAAACTTGAAAGCACAAGCTCCATTAAGCGGTGGAACCAAGGGGAGATCCCGGTAGCAGCCATCCATCCAGCCTCTGCAGGCCATGGTTTGAATTTGCAAGCTGGTGGCTGCACCTTAATCTGGTTTGGCCTTACCTGGAGTCTGGAACTTTACCAGCAAACTAACGCCCGGCTCTGGCGGCAGGGCCAAAAAAACACGGTTGTCATTCACCACATTATCACCCAAAACACCATTGATGAAGATGTCAGGGAGGCTTTAAAGAGAAAAGATAAAACCCAAACTGCACTTATTAAGGCGGTAAAAGCGAGAATCTATCAGGAGGTGAAGTAACTATGGAAGACTGCTTTGCTTACAGAGGAAATAGCTGCACAGCCTTGAAGGTTAAAAAGTGTGAAGGCTGCAGTTTCTATAAAACTAAAAAGCAATACGAGCTGGATCAACTAAAAGCAATGGAACGAATCCTCTCCCTTGATGCCAAGCGAAGGGAGTATATCATAAACACCTATTACAACGGCAAACTGGAGGTGGGAACCTTTGAGGGTTAAAGAATATTTATCCCAAGCCCTATGGCTGGATAAAAGAATCAATAGCAAGCTGGAACAACTGGAAGTGCTGAGGGCACTGGCCACAAAGGTATCGGCTAACTTAAGAGAAGAAAAGGTGTCCGGGGGTAATAATACCAAGAGCCACCTGGAGAACACAGTGGTCAAGATCGTGGATTTAGAAAAAGAGATCAATGAGGATATTGATCGGTTGGTGGGGATTAAAACAGAAATTATGAATACCATCGGCCAAGTGGATGATCCTATTAGTCAGCTACTATTAGAAATGAGATATGTTAACGGCAAATCGTGGGATGCTGTGGCCAGGGAATTAAGATTCGACAGAAGTTGGATTTCCCGTCTACATGGTAACGCCTTAAAAGAAATTGAGGGTAGGGTGAAATACGCATCAAAAAGCAACAAAAAGCAATAAAAGCAACAAGAAGCAACAGCCGACCTGTGCTATACTATAAGATGTAAAGGCATGGAAAAATATCAGGAACACCAGATGCTGTTTGCATAGGCCTTAGGGATAGATCGACCACGACTCCCGGGAAACGCAGCATTCTTGATAACAAGCCCTTGGGGATTAACCCCCCCCGGGGCTTTTTCTATGCCTGAAAACGGGGGGAGTCGTATGAAATGCATATCTTGCCGCTTTGCCATTGTAGATAAAAAGGCCAGTGACAGGGATTGGATAGCTTACCAGTGCGGCAATCCCAAGAGTGAATACTACAGAGCTTTAATCAATACATCCCCCGAGGGGAAGAAGCATCAGCGGATCTCCTGGTCCGGCTGTGAACATGGCGAAAGGAAGGTGAAGATGGGTGCCAAGAAAACCCTTAAAACCCTGTCGCCATCCCGGCTGCCCGGAGCTAACGGAGGACAGGTTTTGTCCCGAACACATGAAAGAATGCAACCGGCACTACAACCGGGAAGAAAGGCCCGAGTATTCCAAAAGACTTTATAAAACCGCTCGCTG